GTGTTTTTTATTTTTTGTAGAGAGCTTACGCAATCTTTTATTTTAAGGGCCAGAGATTTAGACATGTTTTAGCTACTATACTGACAATTAAAATTGAAAGTTAAGATAGCTGTACATAAATAAATATACAGGGCAGTTTTTTCAGCCAACAGGTAGTATCGGGATCGGGAGGCGAGAAAGTTGATGTTTTTGACGGTAGTCATACATCGTTACAGCGCTTGGCGGAATCACGTTCGGGTTGTTGATGAAGTGGGATTTGTTCCATTTCGGAGTATAAGCAAGGGGTCCATGATAATGATCATAAACATAGCGTACTTCGTGAATAGAAGGGAATTTCGCAAAATCAACAATTGATGTGATTTCGTCGAAAGCTTTGAGGTATCCAGGGAGGTGGGTTGCAGCTCGTAAGAAATTAAATTCTTTCTTTTCAGCTTGAAAAGGCAAGAACATATAATATACGTCTCTGCAGAATTCATGAAATTGGTTATCGGAACCGGCGGCGGCGAAGGCCATGCCAAGGGCACGATAAGACATGAATTTGTAGAACATACCACGCTCTGGATAGCAGAGCTGTGCGACTAGTTTTCCAATGGGTCGAGAAGGCTTACCATAGTTACATTGGTAGGATAGCATTTCGATCTTTCCGCGGATTGCGGTGATGACGGATTTGGTTTTAGATAAAACCATGTTCCAGCGTTTAAGGGCATAGGATTCGAAAAAGTCAACAAAGTTGTTTAATCGAGAAAGGGCCCAGTGTGTAAAACCGGAGTTGTCATCTCCCATTATGAAAAGGAGGAAGTCGTTGATCTCGGTGTCGGTGCAGCCATATTCAATTAGACCATCGATGATTAGGTAAGTGTTACCAAAACTATCAAGGTATTGAGTGTTGTACAGGCCAGAAGGGACGCCACAGTGGTCTCGGCGGTAGCCAAAGCCATCGGCAGTCACAAAGGTCATATTATTGTACCAAAGGTGCAGGAATTGTAGAAGATTGTTCATTCTAATGAACATATTATCTTCGTTAAGATCAGGATATGTGGGATACTCATACGTGGGTTGATAACCATGAGATATTACAATTAAACGTTCAAGATAATCAGTATAAAACAGATCAGTAATTTGACGGGGTAATCGTTGGTCGTATTGTGACCAATCAATGGTAAAGTAGCTTGTGTATAATTGAGCCAGACGGTCAATATAGCACATAGCACCACGAATAGTTTCAAGACCATACATAATAGCGCAGTCAGGATGACGAGCCATTACGAGGAGGGGGAAGGTGAGCATTGCTTCGATCAATATAAAAAGATCATCGCAAGCATAGACAGGACGTTGTTTAAGATTTCCATCTCTTTCAGAGATATGATTTCTTGTGAATAACATAGTCGCATGGTCATTAATGAATTTATTAAGGTACTTGACGAGTTCATCAAATTTAGTATCATCTTGGTCAAAATTATCGATGTCGAAATCGAATGGTAAACCAGACATTTTAATTTTATGAATTTGGGTTCGGGCGAGTAACAAAAAGGCATTCATGACATAGCCTTTAGACGTAGGTCTATCAGCATATTCTTCGGGTCTTGAGTGTTTAGCATGAGATTGAATCCAGAAGGAGTGGCGTTGGAAGTATCCAGTACCAGTGTGTAAAGGGAGTTTTGTAAACTGAGTGTCAACAAAATGGAGGGGAAGGTATGGCGTAGCATTCAGACGTTTGAAAACGTGGGATAGGACGCGCTCTTTACGTTCGGGATCAATTGGGGCAACGTAGACTTGTTCACGGTTGAAATCTTTAAAAGTAGCGTCAGTAGTGCCGAGGGGACGGACATATTTATTAACGTATTTTATGTAAGTAGGATATTTTCTATCGATCAAATCTTTAAGGATATGATTGAGTGGATAACCAGACTCAGGGATTTCGTCGGATTCAGATACGATCTGACCGGTGTGAAATTTTCTGGGAATACCAGATATGCCAGGAGAAGGAGTTCGATTTTCAGGAAAACCATTGAAGTAAGTGTCAGAAGAGAACTCAAAAGGTTCTTTCTTAGTGTTGTTTTTCAATAGCATTGAATCGATTAAGCCTTGGAACTGGGCGTCTAAGACAGAAGCCTTTTGTGATTCAGAAATTGGATCACGCATAGATGCGTACATCCGTCTGATATCAGAGGCTTGACCAGTAAGGTCAGTGTCTTTTTCGTTGTTAATGGTCTGTTGGTAGCGTTTCCATTCTTCGGTTATGCGGAGTTTTCGCTCAGCGAGGAAGTCACGGATAGTTGCTAAGACCATTGCTAAAAGGAGTAAAAGTTAAGTATTTAAGACTAATGAATTCTTGGATACAGCGGGGGGCGTATGGAC